ATATTATGGTGTATTCCACCCAAAACAAATCTTTAATGTTAAGAAGTCATTAACAAATACTTTTGTTGGTAGAGATACAGAACTTTCAAACGAAGCTATGAGAGCAGGTTTTGTAGGTACAATAGCAGGTATTCAGATTTTTGAATCTTCTAATATTTCAGTTGATGGTTCAGATGACTCTATTGGTGGTGTATTCTCACAAGATGCTTTAGCTTTAGCAATGATGCAAGACCTAAAGATAGAATCACAAAGAGATGCTTCATTAAGAGCAGATGAAATTGTAGCAACTGCAGTATATGGAGTTAGCGAAATCCATGATAGTTATGGAGTTAAGTTAACAGCAGATTCACTTGCTAACTAACAATTATGGGGAGGGCGACCTCCCCTTTTTATTAAAGGATTTATATTATGGAAATGGTCAAACTGATAAATAAAAATGGCGATATTATTGAAAGAATGAAAATACAATATGAGCCTAATATAAAAATATGGGAACAAAGAGGTTGGAAACTTTACGATGAAAAAGCACAGCCAATGAAAGTTGAAGCACCTAAAGACCAAACCATAATTGAAGAAAAACCAAAAGTTAAAAAGACAACAACTAAAAAGGCTTAATAATGGCTACAAACGAATTTAATGTTGCAAATACTGCTTTACAAAAAATTCAACCAGATATTTTGGGATTTGGAATAACAGATTTTGCCGATCAGTTGCAGTTTGCTGAAAATGATGTTTTAAGACGAATTAGAGAAGAATGGTGGGAAAGATATAGGCATCAAGTTCGTTACAAAGATATAACAAAAGTTACATCAGTTGAAATGGATAGTTCTAAGCTTACTGACTCACAATGGACACAATCAGTAGTTTATTTATGTTTATGGAAATATATTTACCCACAATTAACTAAATGGCGAGACCCAGATACTGGCGAAGGTAAAGATGCCTTTCAAGTACAAATTGACTTTTACAGAGATCGCTATGATGAGGAATTTCAAGCTATTTTACGAGATGGTGTAGAGTATGATGAAGATGGTGGTGGTACAATTTCTGATAGTGAAAAAGAGCCATTACATAACCTTAGATTAGTACGATAATGGAAATAACAGCCAAAGTTAATGCAATAGAAGTATTTAATGAATTTAAAAGGGTTTCTGGTAAACAAAAATCTATAATTCAAAAAGCACTCAAAAGAGTATCAAATATGGCTGTATTTATGATTACAAAGCGAACTCAAAGTGGTAAACTGCCAGATGGTGGAAACATGAGACCGTATGCCAAATCAACTGTGAAAGGTCGTAAAAAGAGAGGCAGACAAACTGGTTTTGTTGATCTAACAGATACTGGTAAAATGTTTAGAAGTTTAGATTTTAGAACTACTGGTTTCAAAAGCACATTATTTTTTGCAAATAAAGAAAGAGAAAAAATAGCATCTTACCATGATACATTTGGTGTAGGTCGTAGAAAAATAACCAGACCTTTTTTTGCTATTGGTGATAGAGAGGAACAAAAAATTAAGAATGAATTTAACAGATTTTATTTTAAAGAACTTAAGTTATGAGCAAAAGAGAAAATATAGCAAACGATATAATTACAAAACTTGATGCTGTTACAAGTCCTATTG